GCTCGCCAAGGTCTGTTAGAAGACCAAAAGACATACCAACGAATGCAACGGTTCTTAATCGACCACTTCTTAGAAGTAGTATACGAGGAAATTGTGGTAGCTGGAGTTACATCTGGTAAACTTGTGATTCCTGATTTTTGGACGAATAAGACTCAATACCTCAAGCACACATGGACTTTACCAGGGTGGTCATGGATTGACCCAGTAAAAGAAGTTAACGCCAATAAGATTGCTATGGATTCAGGGCAGACGACACTAGCAAGCGTTTGCGCAAGCCGTGGAGAAGATTGGCAAGACGTATTACGCCAACGTGTTAAGGAAATGGCATTACAACAAGAATTGTATGCAGAATATGGAATTATTCAGGAGAAAGGAGATGATACCGATGAAGAAACGACCGTTTTTGATGACGAGAACAGCAAAGAATAAGAATGATATGTTCCGAGAAATCTCTGTGGGTGATGTTAACTTCGAAGGTGATAGTAGAACGTTAACATTATCCTTTGCATCGGAAACACCCTACGAACGGTGGTTCGGTCCGGAAGTGCTTTGCGTTGATGAAACCGCAATGAACATGCAACGCTTTCAGGACGGATTAGGATGCCTGTTATTTAATCATGACCGTGATAAGGTAATTGGCAAGATTGAGCGTGCTTGGATTGAAAATAATCGAGCCTATGCAGATGTTACCTTCGACGACGATGAGTTTGCCGATAGTATCTTTAACAAAGTTAAATCCGGAACCCTCAAGGGGGTTTCCGTTGGATATCGTGTAGGTGAGTACACCGAGGTGCGCATAGATGAGGGATACGCCGAAGGGCGAATCAAAGGACCTTGCTATGTCGCATCTAAGTGGGAGCCCTACGAGATTTCTATTGTATCGGTTCCTGCCGATACAACAGTGGGCGTCAATCGTTCACTAAACGATTTTAATGTGGTTTCTATGGTTCAAGAAAAGGAGATTTCAGAAATGGACGAAAATCAAAACCAAATCAATGAAGTTGGCAATGACCAACAACGTCAAGGCGAGATGCCTAACGGTACAGCATCTGCTACACCAGTAGCTGGCACAGAGGTTCCGCAAGACAATGCCCGCGGTGCTGAAGCGGTGTTACGTGCGATTGAAGAAGAACGCGCACGCGTATCCAATATCAGCGAATTATGCCGTCATTTTGGTATGAATGCGACTGATTACATTAACAATGGCACTAGCTTAGCTGATGCACAACGCAGTGTCCTTGCTATTGTGAATGAACGCAATATCCCAACAGCAAATATTCAAATGGGGGAGCAAGAAGAAGATAAGTATCGCGATGCAATGTCAGATGCTATCTTGTTGCGCGGAGGCGTTCAATTAGAAAACGTGGCGCCAGGTGCGCAAGAGTTGCGCGGTATGCGTGTTCGATCCATGATTGAAGAAGTATTGGCGCGCGAAGGTGTGGCAAATGTTCATCGAATGGGTGAAGAAGAACTATTACGTGCTGCATTAACTGGTACAAGCTCTTTGCCGGGTATCTTATCCGCAGCTGCTAATAAGTCCATGGCGAAAGGCTATCAAGCAGCTCAAACAACATTCGAGCAGTTTACTACAGTGGGCTCTAATACGGACTTTAAAGAAGCAACTCGTTACCGCTTGTCCGAAGCTGGTTCCTTGCTTGAAATCAAAGAGAACGGCGAGTTCGTTCAAGACGAATTGACAGAAGGCTCTGCTAAAACGAAAGTATTGACTTACGGTCGTTCGTTCAGCTTCACACGTCAAATGATCGTGAACGATGACTTGAGTGCATTGTCTCGTATTCCATCCTTGTATGCAGCACAAGCGAAACGCGGCATCAACCGCTTAGTGTACAAAGCATTAGCCGAGGCAAAATTGACGGCAAAAGACGGCAACTTAGCAGGTACTGGGGCTGCCTTATCCTTAGCGACAATCGATGAGGCACGTCAAGCGATGCGTAAACAAAAGAATTTGCGCGGTGAAGAGTTCTTGAACATCACGCCTAAGTACTTGATTGTGCCTACTAAGAGTGAGTTCTTAGCACGTCAATTATTAACGTCTACATCTGACCCTAACGCGACACATTACGGCGTTACTAATCCGTTGATGGGGTCCTTGCAAATCATCACAGATGCAGAGTTAGATGCATTGGATACAGATGCATATTACTTCTTAGCGGACCAAATGTTAATGGATACAATCGAAGTGACGTACTTGAACGGTAACCAACGACCAGTGATTGACTCTCAAGTAGCATTCGATACATTAGGTATTCGTTATCGTATTTATATGGATTATGGTGTAACAGTAGTCGATACTAAAGGCATTTACAAGAATGCAGGTAAATAGAAAGGAGAATACACATGGCTTGTAAATTCTATTCCAATGGTGACACAGTCACTACGAAAGCCACAAAGGCAATCAAAGCAGGCGATCTTGTGAAGGTAGGAGCAGGTTTAGTCGGCGTAGCAACAACTGATGCGCAGGCTAACGAGAACTGCACATTATCTATCAAAGGCGCATTCGTGATGCCTAAAGGACAAGGGGCAATTAAAGCCGGCGATTCGATTCACTTCAAAGAAGAAAATAACACAGTATCCAATACTGAGGGTGACGGTGTGAAAGTGGGCGTTGCATTGCAAGATGCAGACGCTAAGGAGTCCACTGTAGTGGTTAAAATGCAGTAATTATGGACTTCAAAAGTATCATCAACGATGATATTGCGACATTCCTAAACCTTGATGAATACGGCGATTGGCATATGCTAGATGGCTACCGATGCCGTGCCATTGTACAGGATGTAGTGCTGAATGAAGCGCTATATCCTCAATATGGCAAGGATGCGTACCGTGAAGGCGTCTATGCTTACGGTAGCGTGATTAACGTTCGCAAGGAAGACTTGCCGAAGGTGCCAACAATAGGCATGGTATTTGAACTCAACCATAAGCTGGGGCAAGTGATTAACGTTGCCGATGATATGGGAGTGCTCACTATCACGTGGGTCGCTAATGAAATGTAGGTGATAGCGTGCTTAATATCGAGCTTAAAGGAATCGACAAAGCATTGGAGAAGTTGAAGGATATCCCTAAAGGCGTGGAAAAGGCGGCGAGTAGTGCTATCAATAAGACAGCACGTGGTGCACGCACTTATGCATCAAGGGCGATTTCAAAAAATTACAATGTAAAAGTAGGCGATGTTAGAAAAACCTTCGACTTACGCAAGTCGAGTCGTAAATCACTGACAGCAGAACTTATATCAACAGGTGGAGTTATCCCGCTGAGTAAATATAAGGTTTTGCCTAGGGCAATCCAACGCAAAGGTAGTCACAACAAACCGTTACGGGTTGCGGTAAAACGTGGAAGCGGGGCGAAGACAATCAAGGGAGCATTCCTTACCCAGTTTAAATCTGGACATATGGCAGTGGTGAACCGTGTAGGAAAGAAACGCTTTCCGGTTGTCGAACGCTATGGACCATCTATACCGCAAATGTTTAAAGCTGATGAGATACGCGAGCCTGTTGTAAAAGACACGGAAGAACGTCTCAATAAGGAGTTCGCTCACGAGGTTGACCGTGTACTCGCCGGCATCGGAGGTACGAAATGACGCAAGTACAATTATTGAAAGATTTAGTAGGATTTACAAAAGAGGTCCTACGAAACCAAAAGTATATCGATGGCGATGAAAACGAAAAGGAAATAGAGGTCAAGGCAGGATTCCTTAAACAAAAGGAAATGAGGGACAATTCCTATGATCACTATGTCCTGATTCGTGTACTTGACGGTGAATCGGACCACGAAGAATCGACGGTCAAAGTACGATTTATTATTTGTGCCACAGACCGCGATACAATGGAAGGATGGATTACCGTCCTGAATATTCTAGAAGATATCAGGCAAGCTATCCTAAGTCGTACGATTATCTGCAAACGATATACCTATAACGATCCTGTGAAATGGGTCGTAGAAGAAGATGAAGCCTTTCCGGCTTACTTTGCAACATTAGACGTTCAATTCGTTATCCCTAATGTAGGGCGTACGGATTTAGAATTTTAAGGAGGTAACATGGACGAGTTAGAAGTTACAGCAGCGGCAACGACTGAACCAGTGCGTAAACCTGCTGACATTCCAACAGAAGCCCTTATTTATGTGGGGCCTAACATGCATACACGCGGTATTCTGACATACCAAGTGTATGAACAAATTCCAAAAGAAGTAGAGGACTTTGCCAATACAAAAGCGACGGAAATTCGCCAATTGTTCGTCCCTATTTCCAAATTCCAAGACACTCGCCAAGCATTGGAGAATCCAACTAGCTTAGAACGGGTGTATTTTAATATTGTTTCCGAACAGTATGAGAAGGAGGTTAGAGAGCGCAATGTTTAATCATGGTATTCGGGTACAAGAAGTACCTACTACAATCATCCCACCAGTGAATACGCAAGGTTGCTTACCAGTGTTTTTTGGTACTGCGCCATTACATTTGGCGAAGAACCCTGCGCCAGTGAATACGCCAGTTTTATGTTACACATACCAAGAAGCGGTAGAAGCGTTAGGCTATTCCGATGATTGGGAGAAATACACGTTGTGCGAAGCTATCTACAGTCAATTTGCATTATTTGCAACGGCGCCTGTTGTATTCGTCAATGTGCTTGACCCTAAAACACATAAGGATAGCGCAGTGAATCAATCTGTGGCAGTCATTAACGGTGTAGGCACGATTACTGACCCAGTTCTAGTAGATACTTTAGTTGTCAAATCTAGTACAAGTGGCAGTGCACTCACTAAAGGCACAGATTACACAGTGACGCACGACGATGCCGGCAACGTGTTGGTACATATTATCCCAACAGGGTCCGCAAATTCTGCGAGCAACTTATATGCATCTTTCGACAAATTAGAGCCTACTCGCGTGACTAAGCGCGAAATCATTGGCGGTGTGGATAACGAGACAGGCGCTTACAAAGGATTGGAATCGCTGAATAGTGTGTTCTCCAAGTTCAGTATCGTGCCGGGTCAAATTGCGGCTCCTGGTTGGTCTCACGATCCGGAAGTAGCTGCAATTATGTCCGCTAAAGTGTCCAATGTGAATGGCATGTTCACGGCAATTGCACACACGGATATTCCGACAGATACCGTGAAGTCCTATTCCGCCGCGTCCGAGTGGAAGAAAACAAACAACTACACATCTAAGTACCAAGTGGCATATTGGCCAATGGTCAAATTAGGTGGTAAGACGTTCCACATGTCCACGCAAGCGGTAGGTGTTGCAGGCACTGTGGAAGCGAGCAACGGCGATATTCCGTTTGAGTCTCCTTCTAACAAACCGATTAAAGGTAACGGCTTATGCTTAAAAGATGGTACTGAAGTTATCATGCAATTGGAAAATGCGAACTACCTCAACAGCCAAGGTATTGTTACAGCTATGAATATGGTAGGCGGTTGGCGATTATGGGGCAATGAAATGGCTTGTTATCCAGCCAATACAGACCCTAAAGACCGGTTCATCTGCGTACGTAAAATGTTCAATTGGCACGCTCAAACTTTCATTCAAACGTACTTCGAGAAAGTAGACAATCCGTTGCGTAAACGGTTGATTGATACAATCGTGGATAGTGAGAATATTCGCTTGAATGGGTTAGTAGGGCAAGAGGCATTGATTGCGGGACGGGTTGAGTTTAGACAATTGGATAACCCAATTACTAACTTAATCGACGGCATTGCCACGTTCTACACGTACTTGACGCCACCAGTTCCGGCACGTGAAATCGTGAATAAAATCGAATTTGATCCAATGGCGTATAAAACGCTATTTCAATAAAGGAGGTAGACAATGAACGGAATGATTCCCGAGAAACTCGTTGAGTTTAAAGTGTACTCAGAGTCCAACGACTTAATGGGTGTGAGTGACATCGAGCTACCTGATTTGGACTTTATGACGGAGACTATCAAAGGCGCTGGCATTGCTGGAGAGGTTGACAGTCCTACCGTAGGGCACTTCTCTAGTATGGAAGTTAAATTAAACTGGAGAACCCTTGATAAGAACTTATTCGCTCTTGCGGGCAATAAGACGAAGTTACTCGACTGCCGTGGTGCTCAACAGAATATTGATCGAAGCACAGGGGAGTATAAAATCGATAAGGTTCGCGTGATTATTAAAGGCATGCCTAAGAAGGTGGGCCTCGGTAAATTCGAAACAGCATCTGTAGTAGGATCTTCTACAGTGCTTGAAGCGATTTACCTCAAAATTACGGTGAACGACAAAACGGTCGTTGAAATCGACAAATATAACAGTATTTCCAATATCGGTGGCACTGACTTCTTACAAGAAGTTCGTGATGCACTTGGAATTTAGGAGGCACTATGAAAATTGTATTAAGTAAAGAATTAACAATCAAAGGCGAATTAGTTAAGGAAGTTGAACTTGATTTTGACTCCTTAACCGGTCGCGATTTGACAAAAGCAGAAAAAGAAGCGCGCCTTGCCGGCGATGCAAATATCATGATTAACTTCTCTATGGTATATCACGCGGCAATTGTAGCGAAGTTATTAGGCATGACTTATGACGATGTATTAGACCTACCAGCCGGAGACTTCACTAAATTAACCGCATCGGTCAGCAATTTTTTGCTCAGATAAAAATTCCTCCCAAAGAAATTCGTAAAATAATTGTAAGACTGGCATCGAGAACTTCGACGCCAGTTTTCTTTTACGAGAATTTAGAATTAGTGGAATTGATGTTGTGGGTTGAAGCGATTTGCGAAGTCGCCGAGGAGGAACATAAAACATAAAAAATAGCCCACGAATTTGTGGACTATTGATATTTCAGCAGTTGTGTTTATAATCTCGCTGTAGTATAGCTTTGATGGTAAATATAGTATCGGACTTGTGGAAGCATTTGTAGAAGCAGTATATAAAGTTTCCTAGTAGAAAGAGCCACATTATATATTCAAAGTATTGAATTATAAATGAGTGTAATCCTACTAATGCTAATACACAGAAAAGCATAAATAGTACAAAGAACAACAAAAAAGCACATAAGGCATATGTGCCTAGAAATATCGCTCCAGTTACTGCAATATATACCAAGACACTCATAAAACGTGCAACTAGTTGAAATAGCATGATATATCGCCTCCTTTTTTACCCATATGATATATTATACCACACGAGAAGGGAGGTGTAATTGTGCCAAATAATTTTAATGTTTCATTTACAATAGGGGCTGTGCTGGCGGGGAGTATGGCGGCAACATTTAATGCTGCCCAAAAATATTTGAACCAAGCGCAAAACTCTACCAAGCAATTAAGTCAAAAGCAACAAGAGCTGCAAGCCAAGCAACAAGCATTAAATCAAGCTGTAGCGCAAGGTGTTATTAATCTGGAAACCTACCAAAATGCGATGCGACAGGTTGCCGTACAATCGCAACAATTGCAAGCTGCACAAGGCAAGCTTAAGTTCGATGAACTTGGCGAAAAACGGCAAAATGCAATGTCGGATGCTATGAAATGGGGCGCTGCAACCTATGCAATGGCAGAGCCTATCAGGGATGCCATGAAGTTTGAGTCCGCTATGTCAGACGTCAGGAAAGTAGTCGACATGACGGGTGAAGAGTTTAAAGGCATGAGTATGGACATATTAAATATGACAGATAGGCTGCCAATGACGGCGGAAGAAATATCTAAGATAGTAGCCGCTGGAGGGCAAGCAGGTATCGATAAATCTGAATTATTGGAGTTTGCTGATTCGGCTGCCAAGATGGGTGTAGCTTTTGATATTACCGCTGATCAAGCTGGCGACATGATGGCTAGCTGGCGGACAGCCTTCAAAATGGGGCAGTCGGATGTGATTGAGTTAGCTGATAAGATTAACTATTTAGGCAATACTACCTCCGCATCAGCGGATAAAGTGTCGGATGTAGTGACTAAAATCGGACCGTTAGGCGAAGTTGGTGGCGTAGCTTCTGGAGAGATTGCCGCACTTGGTGCATCGATGGTAGCGGCGAGTGTCCAATCCGACGTAGCAGCTACAGGTATAAAGAACCTTATTTTAGGCATGACTGCTGGAGAAGGTGCTACAGGTGCACAATCAGCGGCGTTTGCTAAATTAGGGTTAGATGCTACAGAGATGGCACAAAAAATGCAGAAAGATGCAAAAGGGGCAATCCTTGAGGTACTTGATTCTCTTAAAGGACTGGATAAGGCAGAACAAGCGAATGTCTTGAAAGACTTGTTCGGCAAAGAATCTATCGGAGCGATCGCGCCATTACTTAGCAACCTAGATGCTTTAAAATCCAATTTTGATAAAGTGGCAGACAGCTCAAATTATGCGGGTTCAATGCAGAAGGAGTTTGAAGAAAAGTGTAAAACGGCAGAGTTCGGGGTGAAAATGGTTAAGAATGCCGCGGCTAAACTTTCCGTTATTTTAGGGGCTGCATTATTGCCCGCAATTGGCAGCGCTGCAGAAGGACTAACTAGCATTATTAGTGCAGTGACAAATTTTG